TCGGTGCAGCCTAGCCTTGTACACACAATGCGTATCATGCGGGTAACGATTGAACTCGTACTTGCAATGCTTGACCGCTTCATCGTGCGTCTTGAAGCACTTTTGCAGTATACCGTCGTGCCAATACTCGTAGTACACGTTATCCGCTACATCAGTAGCATTGCAACCGTTGCGCATAGCAGAACCCCGCTAACTCCCATGTTCACCACAAGCAGGATGAACAGTTTCTTGTACTTCGCAATGAGGCGCACTTCTACATCCTCATTGTCATTGCAGAATTGAACCCACTGGTTATGTACCGTCTCGGTCAACTCGTCCATGTCATCGCGCAAGTCCACAATCTGCGCTGCGATAGAACCGATGGAGCTGTCAACGCTTTTGGGTTCATCAGGAACGTCGTACATAATGTTACTCATAGTCATCACGACGCATAGCCGCCATGTCCTTGTCGTGCTGCATGGTCTTATCCGCAATCTCGGAATCATGCTGCGTCCACTTGGTCACGGCGGTGAGCGCGGCGAACGCCCACAGACCCATGACGGCGGGCATGATGTAGTTCAGGTCATGCGTGTAGATGCCGATACCGCCGAACACGAGGACAAAGGCAAAGCAGAAGTAATCCGCCCAATACCAAATCATTACAATACACCTCCAAACTTCAAGCACATCAAGAGACAACCGATTAGAACTATCGCGAAACCGCCGTATGCGCACCTAGCCTGCGACGGGTCATGGTGCCAACAATACTGGCAGTCCTTATCTGTAGCCGCCCACAGGATAAGCGACGCACCGAACACGGTGATAGCCACAGCCACAAGCACGCTACTCACCCGCAATCATGCCGTCGATGAACGAGAAGAAGTCATCAACGTCCTTATTCATGTCCCGCAACACGTCGCGAACGGTCTTGGGCTTCTGCTCGACGTTGCGCGTCTTGCGGAGAACCACGGTGCCGTCATCGAGGGCAACGAGGAAACGGGTGTCGAACTCGACCTCGCGCCCGCCGTTGTACTCGACCAGCTCGAACTTGTCCTTCTCGGCATAGATAAGAACGCCGTTCTGGGTGAACTGCTCGTGCATGAGGGTGTCAAGGTCGCAATGCTCGTGGAGGTGATACAGGTTTCCGTCATCGAACGAATAGAACATCTTGGTCATTGTACAGTCCTTTCAAAAGTGGGTTCTGACCTACAACTAGTATAGTATCAGAACCCACTTGTTTCGTCAACTACTTTTCTTCGATAGTGACGCGATATTTGTCGTTTTCCAGCGTGGACGTGTTCTTGCCGTCATCCACATTGGGCTTGCTTGTATTGACCGTTTCCACCCCTGCGTACTTGTCCCACGCTTCAAGCGTCATGTACGCATGGTTGAGGTCAAGGTTAGCGTTGCACCCGCTGATGCGTCCATCGCTGCAATACTGCCAGATGGCAAGGAACTTCCATGCCCCGATGGAACCCGTGAAGTCGGGCGCATAGCTGAAATCAGGGTGAGTCACGGCAGGGTACTTGGCAACCCAAAGCCCGTGGTTCGCGGCAACGCTAGACCAATCGTACTGGGTGGTGACGCTTTGGCTCATGTACACCAGTGCGCGTACACCAGTGCGCTCGTAAACGCGGTCAAGGAACTTCTTAGCCCATGAGACACCGCGCTTTATAGCGTCTGCTTCAAAATCCAGTACAGGAATACCATGATGGAAATAGTTAGCGCAATTATCCACGAAATAGTCTGCTTCCGCAACTGCATCACCCCCTGACGCGAAATGATAGAATCCCCACTTCTTACCTAGCTTGATGGCTTGCTGAACCTTCTTGTCGCAGTACGGGTTGACGTACCCCGTGCCCTCCGTTGCCTTGACGATAACGAAGTCGAAGTTTAGCTTGGCAAGGTCAATGTCCCCCTGCCAGCCCGAAATGTCGATACCGTTAAGCATTGTTTTCCTCCTTCGTTGACGTGAACAGCGCGAACAGCTTGCTGCCTTTCAGCTCTGGGTTAATCTCCGCGATGTTCTCCAGAATGGACGCAATCTCCGTGAGGATGATGTACACGCACACGGGTGCGATAAGCGGAACCATGATGCCCAAATCAAGATGGGTCATAGCCGCTTCGCACATGATTGCGAGGATGATAACAAGCACGAACGCGCACTTGTGCAGCAGACCCTCGCGCATGATGGAACTAGACACGTTCTTGTTCTTGATTGCCTTGATGATGCCCGTGAGGAAATCAAAGCACACGAACAGCAGTGCCGAAATCACCACGAACCAATCGACGTTGAAACCTTCCATTGCTACCTCCTATCGTAGGTTGATGTAATCCAACACGTCGTTGAAGAACTCACGTGTTTGGATGCTGTCAAAGAAAACCGAACCCTGCATGTACAGTTTCCTTATGCTTTTAAGTACCGTGCTGCTACGCTCAATCATAAGCAGGTTTGGCTCCATGTCATCCTTCGTCAACACATATGTGAGCGCGTCGCGCGGGTACTTCCGACAAACATAATACACGCCCTCGTAATAGTCAACCCATACGCCCACCGTCTTTGCGTCGAACTTCAACGCGAAATAGAACTTCGCATCTTCCGACTTCTTCGCGATGAACCTATCGTTGTCATCGTGGAAAGCGTTGCCCACCGCGTAATCGTAGTACGCCGTGCCGCGAATCATCTGACCGAACCGCGTGTTGTCAACATGGGCGCGGAACTTATCGCTCTGAACAATCTCCACGCACATGTACCCCTTGTGCGCCATAAGGAACCGCTTGCCCTTGCGGGGCTTCAACCTGAACCCGATGAAGTAGGGGTTTGTGAGCGCGACTGCGTTTGCGAGGAACAGAACCTTAACGCGGTCTTGGAAACGGTCTACAGTGTTGTAGAAGTCTTGGAACGCCTTAATCTCGTTCTGTAGGTAATGCAGTGAACCCTTGTCGATGATGAACTCGTCAAAGACAATGAAATCAACATCTGGGTAAGGTACAGACTTCTTCGTGAGCGCGTTCGCCAACGTGATGAAGAAAACGACAAGCCGCCATTTCTCACCATCTTCAACCGCATGTCTCATGTACCCCTTCATGCCCTCAACTTTGAACTCCCATTCTGGGAACTCGTCTGCAATGTCCTGAAAGAACTCCTGCTTATCCTCGAACTCCGACTTGTAGCGACGAAGATAGATGAACTGCTTGCCAGTCTTGATGAAATGTTTGATGCGTGTCTTCTTGCTGTCATAGGTCTTGCCAGTGCCGCGCCCGCCTACAACGAAGTTGAACATGGCGTTGCGGGTCAAAAGGTCGTGCCCAGACCAGTACATGCTCGTATCAGTCATAATTACAGATACCTCCTGACCATCCATCTGTTAGTCCCTGCCGCGTATGATTGTGCGTTGCTCTTAATCGTCGGTCCTCGTCCCGGTCCACCGTGTCCGCAAAGCTGGTTGTTGCCTATGTACATTTCTACGTGGTCGATTGCACCCCCGTTCCAGTCGCACAAAAGCAAGTCCCCCAATTCCATGCGGTCAAGCGGTAGGTTCGCACCGCTGCCCTGTGCGATAAGCGTACCCTTGTTCTCCATCGCGCCCGTCCATGTACCGACGTCGATGCCGCAAGCCTGCTGGTATGCGAACCAGATTGTTGAGCTACAATCGCCGTAACCAGACGAAAGCGGGTTGAGCCGCCCCGCTCCCTGCGAGTACGCGAACCTGCCCACCCATGAGGTGTACAAATCCACGACGGCGCGTTGCCCCTCGCTGCCAGACGCGGAACCGCCTCCCGTGTTCCCGCCGCCAATCTCTGTGCCGTTCGCGTTGTACCCGTTAATCCAACGCTGTGCGCCCGCCGCATGGAACACAACGCCGTTCGCATACACCCCGCGTCCGTACAGAATCAAGTCGTTGCCCATCTGCAAGATGTAGCCCACCTGCGACGCTTCCGTGCTGATGCCCCCCGAATCGCCGCCCGTGGAAACGTCACCCGTCTGCCCGAAGTCAGGCGGTGCGCTCTCACCGTCCCATGCGTTGAGACGTTTGTACACGGTGTTGTAGCGGTTGCGGTAGTTACCCAAAACGGAATCGTTCAGACAGATGGTGTATATGCGGTCAAGCGTGGCGTTGCCGCCCGCCGTCTGCATCACAATGCCCGCACGAGCAGGGCTTTGGTGGTACATGCTCATTGCGAAGATAAGGGGCTTGGGGTTGCTTTGGCTCATGCCCCAACTTTCGAGCAGCGAAATGTAGCCCTCGAAATCCTCTATTGCTTGGTTCTCCTGTATGACGTGGTTCTCTTCCGATTGAAACACGGTGATGATGCTGTTGCCCTCGGCTTGCGTGAGGTAGCGGCGCGTCCAGTACGAATCACCCGCACCGTGGCTTTCAATCGAGGAACGGAGGGATGCCGCCAGCGTATCATACGCCGACGGCATTTCCGTCCTGATGCGGTTGAGCAATCCAGCCGCGCGTGTACCGTACCACTGCATCATGCCGATGGTGATGGGGTCGTTGTAGTTCACAGCCGTCCAGTTCCAATGGCTTTCGACCTCGCCAATCACGTACATGGCGTAATAGCAAATAGTGGTGGTACTAGGCATGGCTACGCCCTCGCGACAATCTTACGAACGACAACTTGTCCCGAAACATCCTGAAACTCGGGTGTTCCCGTGGTGCTGTATTTCAGCCCCCAATGTGCTTCACCGTTATTGAACAGACGTTCAGAATCAGATGCAGGAATAGCAATCCCCATATTGTTCTGCGTCAAGGTTGACCCGTTAATCATAAACGGGATGAATGTGAAATTGAACAATGCCGTACCGTCGTGGACCGTTTCAATCGAGCCACCAGTGTTGATGCTGAACTTGTTGACGCGACGAACCTTCACATTGCCGCTTTCAACGTAATACTCATTAAGCGGGAACGTTGCCACCTGAATGGGGGTCATAAACGTGACGGGTTTCAAGGAACCAGAAGCGGCACCCTCCCCATAATACGTGTCACTGCGTTGAACGTACACATCAAGCCAGTTAGCCCATTCTGGGATAGCCGCTTGCAACGGAATGTCGATCGGATTCCAGTTATAATAAGGGCTTTTGAGAAACCATGCCGACTGCTGTGATGTTTTGCCGCTCGCATCGAGAAGCACCTGCGAACGGGTAACAGCCTGCAAGCTGGTAACTCCCTGCTGAACCTGCACCATTTCAGAATCGAGCGTGGCAATATCGCCCTCGTTCGTGGACGCAAGGCTCATGGCGTTGTCCGCCGTCTTCTCCGCTGTGGTCACGCGCTCACCCAACTGGGTCATGTTCGTGTTGATTGCGGAAATCTGGTTGTTCGTCTCGGTGTGGTCGTTCTCGATAACGACGAACTGCGCATCAATCTTGTCCATAGCACTGTTGTACTGGTCGCGCAGGTTGGGCTTGTCTGTGCCGACGTACTTATCGAGGTTGTAGTTCGGCGTGTACTCGGATGCCATAGTTAATCCTCACTTTCTGTAGGCGGCAAAACGATGATGCCGCGCGTGGTCACATCGAGGTTCGCAAGACCGTCCACGGTCAAATCGCCCGTCTTGGTCAAGTCCTCGACAATATCCTGCAACTGCTTCATAGCAGCGTCAATCGCCGTGACGGCGTTGTTGTACTGGTCAAGTAGGTTCGGCTGCTCGTCCACTTCGTACAGCTTGAACCCGAAGTTAGGTGTCTGTGCCATTACGCATCACCCCTTCGGATAACGCCGTCCTCGTCCACCGTCGCGTTAGCGAGTTCTGACGCTTTGAGCTTCGCACTAGGAATCCAGCGGGTGCTTTCCACGAAAACGCCCTCGTCGTTCACAAGCGCGGTGCCTAGCATCTGCGTGGTGAGCTTCACGGTCGTGGGTTCGACGGGCGGCGTGTAGTACACACCTTCGGGTACGAAATCCTCACCGATAAGAACACCGCTATAGATAGCCAGACCGCGAACGTTAAGCCCGCACTCCGTAAGCGTGTCCACAGTGTACTCGCTTTCCGCCAAAGTGTCAACGGTAATTGCGTGTACGGTAACGTCGTTGAACAGGTCGCGCATGGAATCGACGTTGTTGTTGAACCGTCCCAACGTAACGTCCCAAATCTCCATTGCCGCGACAATCTGGTTGATAAGGGAAATGAGGTACGTCTTGAGTGCTAGAAGCTGTGTGTCCGTGTACTGTTCAAGTTCCTCCGTCTGCTCGTTCTGGTCTTTCTCCATGAACGCGACGAACTCTTGGAACACGCTGTTGGGTACAAACTGCTCCACGTAAGCCGTGAGCTTCTTCATCTGACCCATCAGGCACGCAATCTGCTGCTCGTAGGAAAGCGATTCATCGTACACAAGCGGGGTGATAAGCTGACAGTTCGGCAACGTGGCACAGCCGAATGTAGGGAAACAACGCATACTGACCTCCTTCTTATAGTCCGTTCCAATAATCAGTATAGATGCCCATGAACAATTCCTGCAACTCGTCAATCACAAGCATGTCCGTGTTGATGAACGTCTCACGAAACTGCATGAGGGCGTTGGAGTTGGTGATACCCGTTAGACCGCTCACTTTAGTTACGTATTCATCCATATTCTGTGCGTTCATGTTCATAAGGTCATCCAACTTCGTGTTGGCTGTGCTGTTCTGTGTACCGCTGCCAGTTGCCGTGGTGTTGCTCGCCGTGTCCGTGATGTTGCTCGCGTAATCTTCGTGTCCCGATAGCTGCATCTGTGGTGTTTGGCTTACGAGAGTACGCGACGTACCATCGGTGGAACTGTCCGTCGTGCTTTTAGCATCCGTGCTAACGGTTTCGTCATGCGTGATGTTGCGCTGCTCTTTGTGGTCGCTGTTGGTGGTGCCCGTGGTCTGCAAGTCATAGTTCACGTAAGGGTCGAACTTTTTCAGCGTGCTCTCGTACAGTTGATTGTAGTACGGCATAATCTCGTTCATCTTGCGATTGAGAAAACGCTTGAAAAGCCCAGGGGTTTCAAGTCCAATCTCACGGAACCAGTAGTGTTCGATAATCTTTCCATTGAGCTGTTCACGATATGATTCATCGAAAATGGGATAGTCACGCAATCCCAAATCGAAGCCATTGGAAACGAGGGAACCTAGCTCCACGGTGAAGATAGCCCCTCGGTGGTAGTCCAACGTGCAAACGTCATCGCTCATGCTAGTTCCCTCCTTCGTCGTAGTCGATTGACGGTGCGCCGTATATGGCGTTGAAGTTCTCCGTCGAAATGTCCATGTTAAAGTCGCACCAGACGGAAAGACCGTACTTGCGGTTAATCTCCTTGCACGCCATACGGCGGCAATTCAGGCGGATAAGGCGGTTAGCTTCAATCTGCCCGCTGTTGGCTTGCACCTCTGCGGTCTGAACTCGCTCCGCCTTTTGGATGTTCTGGTTGTCGATGCCTAGGTACGTCATAATCTCCGCCCAAATGGTGAACTTCGCTGCAAGCAGCTTGTCCACAATGAACGGTGCGCCGCTGTGTAGGTACTGCATCTGCGACGGGTCGAACATACCGTCCGCGCCGATTATGATAGGCTCGTTGCCCATGTACTGCTTCATAAGGTTCTGTACCGTAAGCCGCTGCGATTCTGGGCAAGTCACGAACATCGGCATTTTCTGCTCTGCGAGGTTCACGTCGATGGTGCGGTCAATGTCCGCAAGGCGGCGTGCGTAGATGCGCATTGCGTTAATGTCTGGTCTGCGCAGATAATTGTTCCAAATCGGTACACATTCGGATGCCTTCAAATAGCGATGGAATCCGTTCGAGCCGTAGGCGATGTAGTTAGTCGGATTCTGGTACATGTTGATGGTACCAGACGGTGCGCCCATTGTCGCAAAGTAAGCGTCATACTCCGCGTCATCGTGAAAGAACACGCTCAAACCACGGTTGAAAAGGGTGAGTTCGAGGAATCGCTGGTCAATCTCGGGCGGCAACCCCTCCCATCTGTACACGCTGCAACTCATTTGTTCCAGCATTTCATAGTACATGCGGTATTGGAGGTTGTTCATTTCCGCGCTCTGCCAGACCTTCTTGTTCTTCTTCCTGCTCATTAGTACCTCACCCCTTCCACAATGTCGTTGTCCGCAAGGTCGATGTTGTTGATGTTGTTCGGGTTAGTCCAAACGGTCACGCCCTTCTCGAAGATGCCGCGAATCGTCTCCTTGAACAGCTCGGGCAACATGCCGTTGACCTGAACCTGCTGCATCTTCCAGTACGTGAAGTTGCTCATGCACTTCAAGTCCTGCGGCGGGCGCATCCAGCGGTTGACGTAGTATCCGTACCGCAACCAGAAGTCCCCAACCTGAACGAGGAAATTGGTCTTTAGACGCTTCCACTTGAACAGGATACCACAGAACCCGTTGCTCATGTTGAACGGGTCGCCGCCGTTCTGTCCCGACGTGCTGGGCTGCGTGAGCTTCGCGTCCTGAACCTTCGCTTGGATGCCAGCGATTGCGTTCTCGTAATCGCCCTTAGCCGCGAACCTCGCGTAATCATAGTTCGTGTCCCTCATGTACTGCTGGTTCGCTATGTTGTTCTGCGTTGTCTGCGTTGCCGCTCCGACCTGCGTTGAGGTGGTGCGGTTAATCCAGTCCGCGTTGAGGGCGGCGTTCACGCCAGAACCAGCCGCGTTGACCGCGCCGTTTATCGCGCCGCCAATATCGCCGCTCAAAAGCGAACCCACCGCACCTAGACCGTTGGATGCCGCGCCCTGCACGCCGTTCCAGACGTTCTTTTCCTGCGAAATATCGGACAAAGCCCAATTGGCCTGATTGGCAACCTGCTGGTTCGCAAGCGCGTTGTTCATGTTCTGCGTTGCCTGATTGTACGAAAGCGACGCGCCCGTGAGGGCTTTCTGCTGCGACCAGTCCGCGCTTTGGAACTGGTACTGCAACGAGTGGATGTTGGATGCCATGTAGTAAAGGTACATGTTGTTGACCAACGAGAACTGTGGAAAGTTCTGGTACATGACCGCCAAATCCATGAACTCGCCTGAACCAAAATACGTCGTGTACTTCTCACCGTTCGGCGCGATGTAATCAACGCTGAACGAACCTTCCTCCGAACCTTCACCCGAACTGTTGTATGCAAGCGGCATGACCATCCCGCGAATCTGCGGCGGTGCGCAAATCGAGCGCGTGCGGACGATGAAAGCGTCATGCCCCCCCGTGGTCACGTCACCGATGTTCAAGCACTCGTTTTTCAGAATGACCTCGCCGCCGTTCAGCGCGGTCATTTCGATGAAGCTGAAAGGCGATGTGTAAAACTTGTACAGATGCTTGTACCTATCGGGAATGTCGTAGCGGTCGAACACGTTCTCAATGACGAAACGTGTACCGTCCACGTCTGGGTTAGGTGCAAGTCGGTTCGCGGAAACGCCCGCGATGGTCACGGTCGTGGGCGATAGCTGACAGAACACGCGCGGAACGACGGTAATCATGCTGATGCCCTGCGACACCCACGGGTAGTCCGCGATGTTCTCCATGAACGTCTTGAAGTTGTTCGCCGTGAGCGCATAGGCGCGTGCGCCATTGGGCATACCGTCGTTCACGTCACCCCTGGCTGTTGTGAGCTTAGGGTTGGACACGGAACCGTAGTCACCTTCAAGGCTCGTGGTGCTCATAATGACGATGTACGGTGCTTCGTCTTGGAAATTGTAGAACCATTGAGCGGTCACGTCGTACTCGTCACCGATGTTCAAGCCCTCGGTGTCCGTGAGGTAGTCCCTTAGATTGTACTGCGTTGAGTTCTCGTTCGCGATGCCGACGTGCCCCTTGTTGATGTAGCACATGCCGAACGAAAGTCGGTCATAATACGTCTGCCAAACATCGAGCTGAACGTTGAGCTGCGTCGTGTTCGGCGCGATGTACTTAACATCGTTGATGAAGTAGTAGAACACATCGGGCTTGCGGGGCGGTACCCCAAATCCAGATGCCGTATCTGGTACAGGCTGAATAGGATTGCGAACGATAAGATAGTTGCACTGGTTAATCATGCTAAACGGTGCGTTGACCCGTACAGGCTCACCGTACCGTAGGTAGACCATTCCAGTGAGGTTGAAGCTGTACCCATACTGGTTAACCTCACTGAAATACTGGTCACGAAGTTCCTTGCTATCGAAACGCACAATGTCACGATAGCTAGAATCCCACGGTACGGTGGCACAAGTAATCTCCGTGTTCGGCGTCCATACGGAATAGTCGAACTGGTTCTGATACTCGTAAACGTTATCGGGCAAGCCCGGAAACTCTTGTGCCACCGTTACCTCCTAAACTAGCCCGCTGCGGGCGTGTACTTCACACCGATGCCCACGACAAGCGTGCCGCTCTGGTACACCTGCTCACCCATCGCAACGGACGGGTCGATGTAGGTGCTGGTCGCGGTGATGGTCACGTTCTTTGCCGTCTCTTCGGGGTCAACGTGAAGCACGCCCTCCGCGTCGATGAACGTACCCATCTTCAAGCGCACGCCGCCGCTCTCAACGCCAGTGTTATTGGCGGTGATTGCCCACGTCACGCCCTGCGGTACCTCATAGCCCTCCGTCTCGGGGGTCACGGTGCCAGCGACGGTCGCGGTGAGACGGGTCTTATCGCCCACAGCCGCGAACTCGGGCTTGGTGCCGTCCGCCTTGGTAGCGTAGTCCACGGTAACGCCCGTTGCCTTGATGGCGGGAACGGTGGTGCTGGTGCCAGCTTCCGTGGTGAACATGACGGCGTTCACGAAACGGGACACGGAATAGATGCCGTGATGGTGCAGCCAGTAGTTCCACGAAATCGCCTTCGGGTTGCGGATGCTCTCGAAGTCGATAAGCGTGTCCGCGCACATGAAGAAGTCGCGGTCGCACAGGATGGCTTGGCAACCGTCGATGCCGAAATCGTCAACCTCGACAACGCGCATCTTGAAGTCCGCCGCCGATGCGTTGAACGCGAACGCAATGACGTTCACATCGAGCATAGCCACGAACTCTGGGGTCGCGAACAGAACGAGGTCATCGTTGTTCGTGAACGTGGGAACGCCCGCCGCGTTGTACTGACCAGAAAGGAAACGCATCTTGCCCGCCATAGCGCGAACGGCTTCCGTGATAGCCATTGCGTCATCCTGCTTCTCCGCACGGGTAGCAGCCGCCGAAGCATCGGGAACCTGCACCTTATAGAAACCGTCGATGCGGGCGTACTCTGCGAACAGGTTGCGCATGATAAGGTACTCGTCCCAATAGTCGGACGTGTACGGGGTTTCCATGATGCGCCCAACGAGGTCTTGCAGACCGTAATCGGTGAGGAACGCGCGACGAAGAAGCATGTCGTTGATGGTCAGCTCGTAGTAGTCCTGACGGTTGATGCTGTGGAAGTTGCTCATAACGTCGGGCGGGCTGCACTTGAACACGTCATCGTAGCACTTGTTGGGGTCGTAGCGCTTGGCTTGGAGCAGCGTGGTGGCAAGCTCCTCGATAGTCTCGCCGTACTGCATCATGCCGCGCTTGAACTGCGCAAGCGGGTTAGTCCAAACCTTGCTCTTGATAACCACGTCACCGATGCGGTTCACAAGCGCGTCGATGAACTCGTTCATCATCGGTCGGTACTCCAACAGGTTGTTCACCGTGTCGGTAATGTCACCCTGCGTCGCTGCGGGGATGCGCTGCTGGTACGCGAACGACGCATCCGTGCGGATGGCGTTAAGAATCTGCGCATTGGTGGCGTTCAGGGTCTTGACTGTCTTGACTGCCATTTCTAGTCCTCCATCTTCTTTTCATCGGGGTCAACGAACAGGTTGTCGATGTGGTACAGCTCGCCGTCATCCTCAACGACTTCCTCAACCACGCCGTCACCGTCGATATTGTCATCGGCGGGAATCTGCATGAGCAGGTCGTAGTTGCGGGCTTTGAGGTTCTGGTTGTCCGCCGTAAGGCTCTCAATCTGACCGTTCAGCTCGTTGTACCGTGCTTCTGCGCTCGCGCGGAACTCGTCCGCGTCGCGCCCGCGCTTGTCCATGTCGTTCAGGAACGTCTCGACGGTGGCGTACTCGCCGTCATCCATCCGCTCCCTAATCCATGCAAGCAGCTCTTCGAGATTCATACTTACCTCCTTAAACAAAAGCAGCCCCGTCACTGGCGATAACCGTGGCGGGGCTAAAGACTGTACAGTGATATGACCTCTCCCGTAACGTTGAACCCGCTAATGGTTCGTGTACTCGAACGGGCGGTTTCACCCGTAGCAACCCCGCTCGGTCATCGTTCGGACGGATAGGGTATCACCATGCCCCAATTATCAAGTGGTTCATGGAAACCGTCAATCCTTAATGACTATCTCCATCAAATCCACACAACCAGTGTACTCTTTCAGGAAACGACTTACCGCCATCCTCACAAGCTGCGCAACCGTCACGTTCTCACGCTGCGCTATCTCTTTGAGTTCTTCGTACACCGATTCCTCGAAACGATAGCTACGCTCAATCATCATGTACCTCCTTACGTGAGCGTAAAAGTTGTAGGTTCAAGGACGATGCCGCCCTTGCAGTGCCGTGGTCGTAGCTTACCCGATATTTCTAGCCCACGCTTGAAGTTGTCGAACGTGACGGAACGCTTTAGTTCCTCGGGCATACCTGCGCACTTAACATCATTGTACGGCTCAACATCAACCATTGTGTACTCACCATCAACCATTTCACCAACCTGCACAATGCGTTCCATGTATGTCTTTGCGCGAACGTACTTAGCCATGCTGAAATTGCTCTCATGCTTCCATGCACCTAGGTTCGTGGGGTGTACCTCGATGCCCTCGATGCCCAACGGTTCTGTACCCAAAACGTGTACGCTATCTGTGTCCGCATACATGAACCTATCATATACAGCTTGCGCCGTGGTGATGGTCTTGTACCTTGCCCATGCGGTGATGAAACATCCCATTGGGGTGTACACGGGTTTGCGCGTATCTTTCTCACCCAACTGGTACCCAACGCTCTGGTCATCTTTTAGGTACGGAACCTTCGGGGTAACGTCCGGGTTCGTCGCGAACTTGCCGTAAAGGGAATTGAGCATGAGCTTGGCAAGCTGCCGCAATCCGCCCGTCGTGGTTGCCTTGATGTGCATCCAATGGTCTATGTAGTCGCGGAACAGACCCGTCGCTTGCTCGAACATGTAGCCGCCGTTGTACGAAAACACCGTAACGTCATACTGCTGGTACAGAATATCGAGGTCAACATTGGTCATGGCAAGCTCAACGGTGCCCTCCGTGTCCGTGATGTACTCGCGTTCAGAATAGAAAGGGTTGTTCTTAATCTGCAACGTGGGGAGGTGGTCGGGCTTCAACTTGCAGTGCGCCGTTAGGAACTGAATGTACAGCGGGTACTGGGGATTGTCCTTGTACCTGCCGCGAAAGTACACGGGTTCGCCGATGGGTAGCGGTCTGTGGTACATAACATCTGGGTACAAGCTGTTCACATCGTAGACGCTACCCGCCCCTTGTATGCGGTCGGGGTGCTTGTCATCCGCTTGGAACCGTGGGTTTGCGTAAGTCCACCCGCCACGGTACGCCTTGCGAATCATCGCGTCCATTTCTATGTGAATCTCTGGGAACCAGTCTGCCCATTTGTCCCCGATAATGTCCTGATAGTTGTGCAGCGCGTCGCTTCCGATGGTCAAGCGGTCAAGCCCCTGCGAGAACTGCTTTTCAAGTGCCATAGCGACAATCTGAACGTCGTTGCGGATGTAATCGCGCTCAATGTCCGTAAGCTCGTGACCTATGGGGCGGTACTCCGTGTAATCAATCTCCAACTTGGAAATGGGGAGGTGGAACGCCTTTGCGATTGAAGATACCTTCATGGGGAGCTTTTTCAGCGAATCTTTGAAAACGGCGTGCTTCTGCTTCTTCTTGCCCTTCTTCTCAAAGCAAACTTCCATCTGATAGAACTTGCCCATTGCTGATATAAGCGTTCTGAAAGTCCGTGTCTTAGGCTTCTCGCTGTACGTGTAGCCATTGGAAAGCAAGTACCACAAGATGAACTCACAGTCGAAAGCCGCGTTGTGGAAATAATATGTACCGCCGTTCTTTTCGCAGAACTCCAAAAACGATTGTACATCATTGCCATACGTCAGGGCTTCGGGGTTTCCTATCTCACAGACGCACCACGCCCACACGCGACAATCTGCGGGGTCTGTTGTGGTTTCAAAGTCTGCTGAATACTCCATAGCTATCTCTTACGACGGCGTTTGCTGGGTGCCTTCTTGCGCTTGCGTGTCTTGGGGTAACGCTCCATCACCTGCGCTATGGTCATCTTCATATGTTCCACTTGCGCATCATGCTCGGTCGCGTCCGCTTCGATGCCCATAGCGTTGTCCTTGTCAGTGTTGATGTAGCGGTAGTACAGGGGAACGAAGTTGGTGAAGTTCTGTAACGCGAAAAGCTGTTCGTTTGACAGCTTCTTAATCATGTTGGGCAATGTGGGGTCGTTGAATGATGCAGCGTTTTCAAGCAGGTTCTTGCGCAACTGCTGTATGCGCTTCTTCTGGTACGTCGGGGAAAGCTCTTTTTTGAGAATGTCCGAACGCCGCTTAATGTCTGGTACGCCCTTCAACGCGCTTGCGGGTGTCTCGCGTACATAGTCGATACCCTTGTACTGCAAGCCCTTTATTTTGGTCATCTGCGAGCGCAAGCCTAGGGTCGTATCAGTCTCACCGTAGGCGGTTAGAAATGGCTTGTCCGCGTACTTGCGCCAATACTTATCATGCTGCTTGTTCCATTGGCGTTCAAGGCGGCGAAAATCCCTATAGCTGCTATAGGGTATCGGGGTGCCGTCCTGCCCTGCAACGAATCGTGTTTCACGTGAAATGAATTGCTCCAACTGCTTATGATATGAGTTGAGAGCGCGTGTGTTCGATGGGTCAACATCGCGAAACGGGGTGATGCTTCCCGTTCTAATGCCCTTGTTCTGCAATCGCTTGATTTTGCGCCGCGCCCTGCGTTCTGCACCCGCCACGCGGGCGCGGGCTGCATCATTGGCTTTCGTCATGCGCGTTCACCTCCTTGTAAGCAAAGAGGGCGGCACTTCCGTACCGCCCTCGACTTCCCTACGCTATGCGGTGAAGCGTGCTACTTGGCAAGCGCAAGCGTGGTGAACTTGTAGCCGTTGCGCCCCTGCTGCTTCGTGGGAACCATCTTGATGGCGGGATTCCACGGGGGCATACCGACGATTCCGAAAAGGTTCTTGATGGAGGTTTCGACCCCGCTAGAAGTACAGCCGTATGCCTTGCCGTCCTCGCAAATGAGAACAATACGGTTCATGTCGCGAACCTCACCCGTGGCGTTGTCGGTCATCTCCACGGGCTGAATGACAACATCGGTAATGGCGATAACCTTGCCCACCATATCATCAAGGCTTTCGGAATTGCTCACAGCGTCATAGATGGCGAGACGGTCAGCCTGCGTCTCTGCCTGCATGGAGCAGTAGAAGCCCGCATTGATGGGGGTTGCGTTCTGGTCGGTGGTGGCAAGCTCGTTGGTCATGGTATTACCTTTCTAATCGGAGGGGCGTACCCTATGCACGCCCCGATGAACCAAATTGACGGGGTTTGCGCTACTCGGTAGCGTCAACGGGGGTGGCGTACTTCTTGAAGTCATCAAACGTCATCTTGTACATGGTGGCGTTCTCCTTGACCTCAACAGCCGCAAAAGTCGGCTCGGTCTTACGAATGATGCTCTGCGCAGTCTGCAAACCGCACTTCTTGTCAAGCTCATAGGCAACCTCAACGGGCTGACCGTCCTTGATGATGAAGCCCTTAACGGTGGTGGTCACAAACTGCTTCTGAATGGTGTTGCGTGCCATGATTTTCTCCTTTTCTACTAGGCACTGCCCTTGTTGGCAATTACCACTATAGCCCTTGTTTCAAGTGGTGTCAAGTATCTTTTTCCACTTATTTTAGTAAACCCTCGCGCGTCCTCCCTCCACGATACCAGCGCTAAAAGCGAACTCCTTTTCGGTGTTATAGACACCCTCGCGGGCAATAGTGCGGATGCGTGCCGCGCCGTAATCGTTCACGTAGCTGCAATAGTCCTGAATGAAAGCGTGTACGTGCTTCCACGTGGTCACGCTGTAGTCATAGCGCGGGAGCAGGTAAACGCGCATTTTGCAATAGACAGCGACGCGGCTAGAATAGCTGTGAAGAACAAGCGCGTTTTCAAGGTTCAGAACCTCGCCGCTTGCAAGCTCAATGGTGATGTTCTTTTCCTCGGTGACGTGTGCGCTCATGTTGCGGAGTTTCATTGTTTGCCCTTTCTCTGGTCTGTTCTTGCGCCTTTCCTTTGGCGCAATTACAATATACGGCATCGTGTACCAACTTGCAAGGGCTTGTTTTGTACTTCACAATTCGTACACATTTGGATTTGCGGCAAGTATTATATACCACTTGCACACGGTACACGGATGCGCTATACTATATGTGTCGAAAGGAGCAACCATGTACAACCCCACTACAGAAGAACAAGCCGCCCGCGCCTTTGATGCAGTAATGCACAATATAGGCGGTGTGTTCGCGTCTTGGTTTCATTACATCATCACGCACCCCGCCGCGCTCGTTGCTGTACTCATATGTATAGCCCTGCTCGTGCTGTGGCTCGTTGTATATGCGCACGTGGCTCATGCTATAGTGCATGTATGCAAGTACATAATCAAGAAACTTGACAATTAACTATTGC